GAGGGCAACGATACGGGCGAGTACGCCTACCAGGGCAGCGTGGTCAATCGCGGCCTCGAGCTTATGGGCAAAGAGTTGGGGATGTTCGCCGAGCGGTTTCTCGTGGGCGACCTCGATAGCGAGCTGGCGGGAATGGACCCGCAGCAGCTCAGGCAATTTATCCGAGGCGCGGCGACCGAGGTCGGTCTGCGAATGGTGGACATGAATGACGACGACACCCGGGCCTTCATCCAGCAGAATGCCGAACGAGTCGGCCTCCGCGTCATTGAGACGCGCAGCGAAGATTCTGGCGGCGGTGAAGCTGCGGAAGATCGCGGCGTACCAGCCGTACCCGAAGCAGAAGATATTCCACGACCTCTCCCGCACTAAGCGCGAGCGGGCCTTGCTTGCGGGCAACCAGCTCGGCAAGACACTTTCGTGCGGTGCCGAGGTAGCCTTCCATACCACCGGGTTCTACCCAGAGTGGTGGGAGGGCCGGCGCTTCCCGGGTCCGTCGAAGTGGTGGGTCGCGAACACCAACAACGAGACGGTGCGAGACAACCCGCAGCGCGTGCTCCTCGGGCAGAACAACGAGTGGGGCACGGGCACGATTCCGCGGAGCGCCATCGCCAAGGCCCCCACGATGTCGCGGGGCTTCCCTGACCTCGTGGATCACGTCCAGGTGAAACACGCATCGGGCGGCATCTCCACGATCCAGTTCAAGGCCTACGACCAGGGCCGAAAGCGGTGGCAGGGTGCGACCCTCGACGGGCTCTGGCTCGACGAGGAGCCCCCGCCGGACATGTACAGCGAGTCGCAGGCCCGGGTCGCGGCCACGAACGGGATGATCATGCTCTCGATGACGCCCCTGCTCGGGATGAGCGAGGTCGTCAGCTATTTCTACCCGAACCCGAACAACGCGCACCGCGCGCTGGTGAAGTTCGAGATCGAGGATGTCGGCCACCTCTCCAGCGACGAGAAGAAGGTGGTGATCGAGTCTTACCCGGAGCACGAGCGCGAGGCGCGTGCGCGGGGCATCCCGCTGCTGGGCGAGGGGTTGGTCTTCAACGTCCCGATCTCCTCGATCGAGATCGAGCCCTTCTCGATTCCGAAGCACTACGCGCAGCTCGGGGGCGTGGACTTCGGCTATGGCGACCACCCCTTCGCGGCGGTGACGATTGCCCACGATCGCGACGCGGACGTGGTCTACGTGACGCACTGCTACAAGGAGCGCGAGCCGCGCCCGGCGGTCCACGTCTCGGCGCTCCGCTCGTGGCCGGATGGCGTGCGCTACGCCTGGCCGCATGACGGGCACCGGCAGTGGGGGGATTCCGGCCCCGTCGCGGAGGTCTACCGTCGGGAGGGCCTGCGCATGCTCCGCGAACACAGTACGTTTAAAGAGGGGGGGTACAGCCCCGAGGCGGCCGTGCAACAGGTTCTCGCGCGGATGCAGACCGGCCGTTTCAGGGTTTTCTCCCACCTGGGGCAATTTTGGGATGAACTCCAAATGTATCACCGCAAGGATGGACGCCTGGTACAGCAGGCCGACGACCTCCTGTCTGCACTCTTCAAGGCGGTGATGATGCTCCGCTTCGCGCGCGTCCACTCCGAGGCCGAGGGCAGCCAGACCCAGCTCGTCGCAGAGTGGGATCCCTTCAGTTTCGAGGAGGCCGTCTAGTGGGCTCTCTCGGAAACCTCATCCGCCTGCTCGTGGGGCAGCAAGGTGCGCCGCGGCAACAAAGCCCGCGGCACGCAGAGGCTGCCCGGCTGCTGCTCTCCCGGGAGCAGAATCCCGGCAAGCCCAGCGTCGCCCCCACCGCCGCAGCCCTCGCGAGCAAGAGCACGGTGCTCGGCAGCGTGGTGGCAGAAAGCAATCCGAGCCAGACGATACTCGGAAGTTTCGTTTAGGGGGAAACCATGGAAATTCTCTTCGCCATTTTGTTTGCAGCGAGCATCGGGCTCCAGGCCTACGAGCTTGCAAATCCTCCCGGGTTCCCCGACGTGCCAGAACCCCCCCAACCCCCTACCGAGGACTCCCCCGCGGTATTGGAGGCAAGACGCCGCGAGGCGATCGTCGCCCAAGGCCAGCAGGGCCGATCCTCTACGCTGCTCGCCGCGGCCTCGGCAGACTACGCGGAACCCGAAGTGCAAACTCGGACGGTTTTGGGGTGACACTATGCCGATGATGGACAAATACGCGGGCAGTCCGGGCGGCTACAGCCAGAAGGAAGTGGTCAAGATCTGCTCATACTACAACGATCTGGCCGACCGGCGGCTCCACTGGGAGAACCACTGGCAGGAAGTGGCCGACCACTCACTGGGTCGGCGGGACTTCATCGTGGGCCGCGAGCCCGGCCGCCAGCGCCAAGTGCGCATCTACGACACCACGTCGCGTGACGCGAACAACCTGCTCGCTGCCGCGCTCCATTCTCTGTTGACCAACCCGGCCACGAAGTGGTTCGATCTACGCTTCCGAAACGAAGAGCTGAACGATATCGACGAGGCGATGCGCTGGCTCCACGCCGTGCGCGAGCTGATGGTTGGGGCCTTCCAGTCGCCAAATTCCGCGTTCACGACGCAGATGCACGAAACCTACAGCGACCTGACCGCCTTCGGCACCGCGATCCTCTATGTGCAAGACGATCCCGGCGAGGGCATCCGTTTTCAGTCGCGGCCACTGCAGGAGGTCTTCATCGACGAGGACGCGATGGGCCGCACCAGCGTGACCTTCCGAAAGTTCCAGCTCAAGAACTGGCAGGCCGTGGACGCATTCGGACGAGACGCGGTTCCGGCCGTCGCCGAGTTGATCGACAAGGACAACGGGCAGCACAACCAGACCAAGGAATACCTGCACCTCGTGCGGAAGAACGAACTTCCCCTGCCCGGGAGGATCGACGCGCAGGGCATGCCCTGGGAGAGCATCTACATCTCGCTCGACGAGAAGAAGGTGATCAGCGAGGGCGGCTACTGGGAGAACCCCTTCATGGTGGCGCGCTGGAGTGCCGACGCGGGCGAGCTGTACGGTCGCGGCCCGGGGATCGATAGCCTGCCGGACCAGAAGCTCCTGAACGCGATCTGGCGCACCTACATCCGCAACGCCGAGAAGGCCGCGGACCCGCCCCTGCTCGTGGACGACGACGGCGTCATGCCGGGCTCCCAGCTCCGCATCACGCCCAGCGCCATGATCACCGTCCGAAACGACGGCGGCGCGCGAGAGCCCGTGCGATACCTGGAGCACCGGGGCCGCTTCGACATCTCCGAGGCCGTGGTCGAGACGCGCACCCGCAAGGTCGAGAAGGCCTTTCACTCGGAAATCATCCAGGCCTTCCAAGACCCGCGGATGACCGCGACCCAGGTACTGGAGCTGGCGCGGCTCTCGCAGCGCATCCTCTCCCCGGTGCTCGGGCGCATGCAAGTCGAGCTGCTGGAGCCGATGATCGAGCGGGTCTACGGGATCATCTCCCGCAGCGGCGGCTTCCCGCCTCCCCCGGAAGTCATCCAGGGCCAAGACATCCAAGTCGATTACGTCTCCCCGGTCGCGCGTGCGCAGAAGGCCAGCGAGTCGCAGGCGATCCTCGACTCCTTCCAGGCCGCCGCGGCCGTGGCGCAACTGGAGCCCGGCGTGATGGACAATGTCGATCTCGATGAGGCGGTGCGTCAGGTCTTCAACGGAAACGGAGTGAGCCCGAGCGTGATGCGTTCTCGCGGCGAGGTAAAGAAGCTCCGCGAGGCCCAGGCCGCGATCATGCAGCAACAGCAGCAGCAACAGCAGCAGCAGCAGGAGATGGAGACGATGTCGAAGGCCGTGCCCGCGATGGCTAAGGGCGCTGAAGTCATCCAGCAACAGGCCGGGCCGCCTGCATGAGCGGCGGAATTTCCGGTGCCTTCGACGACGACGACGACCTCGAGCCTCGTAAACGATCGGAGATCCCGGCCGATCTGATCCGCGGCGACTTCATGGCGTGCTTCCAGACGCCCGCGGGCGAGTCGGTGCTCGCCTACCTCTACGACTTCTGCCGTGGCGGCATGCCCACCTTCATCCCCGGGCAGCCCGACCTCTCCGCTTACAACGAGGGCAAGCGCCGCGTGCTCTTGCAAATCATGGGCTACCTGCAGATGGACGATGAGGAACTGTTCCGCATCGCCCGCAGCCAAGCCCGAGCCAGAAGAATGGAGGCCACATGAGCGAAGCCATCCCGACGATGGACCCCACCACGAGCGTGCCCGAGCGGGTCGCCGTAGAAACCGACGCCACCCAGTACCAGGCACCGCCGCAGACTCCGGCCACTGCCCCGCCGCCCAAGGTGGCGATGCCGGAGTGGGACGACATGAGACAGAACCTTCCCATCGAGCTGCGCGATTCGGCAGCTCTCAAGGGCGTGAAGAGTTTCGAGGATCTCGCCAAAAACCACGTCGAGGTGCAGCATCTCATCGGCGGCGAGAAGGTGGTGCGGCCCACCGACAAGTCCTCCAAGGAAGACTGGGATCGTTTTTACAAGCAGACGGGGCGCCCCGACGAAGTGAGCGGCTACAACCTCGGCGACTTCAAGCCGCCCCCCGGCGCTTGGGATCCGAAGTTCGCCGAGGGGATGCTGGAGGACTTCCACGCGGCCGGGCTCAGCAACAAGCAGGCTAACGAGGTGATGCGTTCCTACGGAGATCGCCAAGGCAACCTCTACTCGACGATGCAGGGGGCGATTCAATCCGCCAAGAACGAAACCGACAAGCAGCTCCGCACCCAGTGGGGAGATGGTTACGATGCGAACATCGAGATGGCGCACCGGGCCTTCAAGCACGCCTTCGGAGACAACGCCGAACAGGTTGCCCAGATCGTGCTCCCCGACGGTCGCGCGATGGGGGACCACCCCTACTTCGTTGAGGCCTTCCACCGCCTGTCGCAGACGATGGGTGAGCATGGGCTGCTCGGGGATAAGACCTCCCAGGGTCCGGTGCTCACCCCCGAGATGGCTCAGCAGAAGATCGCGGAGCTGGAGGCGAACTCGGAATTCCAGGCGGTCTTCGGCGACCGAGACAAGCAGAACCACCCGCTGCGCACGCAGTGGCGCCAGCTCTACTCGATAGCCTACGGCGAGTAATTGACGCGCTCCGGCTCTTCGGTATTCTGACTGGGCCGGATAGCCCCCACCAGGGTCCGGCTGCACGCGGTAAGACCGCCGGCCACAAGCCGTAAAAACCCAGGAAGGGGTCCGCGCAACCGCGCCGGGTAGCTCCTCCGAGAATTCAACCCGAATTCAAGGAGGGAGCTATGTCTTCCGAAGTCACCAAGCATTTTGTCAAGGAGTTCAACGCGGGGGTGCGTCTGCTTCAGCAGCAGATTCCCTCCCGCCTTCGGATGGCCGTCATGGTCGATCCTGGCGTCGTCGGCGATCGGGCCTTCTACGACCAGATGGACGCAACGGCGATGCACGAAGTCACGAATCGGCACGGGGACACGGAGATCACCGACACCCCGCACCGCCGGAGGATGGTCACCCTGCGGACCAACGAGGTCGCAGACCTCGTGGACCGCGCGGACCAGCGCAGGCTGCTGAACGATCCGGTGTCACCGTACACCCGGTCGATGGCCGCCGCGGCGAACCGCAAGATCGACGACGTGATCCTGTCGTCGATGGATGGGAGCGCCTCGACCGGAGTGGACGGCAGCTTGCCGGTCAGCTTCCCGGCCGGCAACTCCTACAACGCGACCGGAGCGAGCCAAGCCCTCATCATCGAGGATCTGCTCAAGGCCCGGAAGTTGCTGGAAGCCGCCGAGAACGAAGAGGACGACGGCGACAACAAGTGGTTCATGGTGCTTAGCGCCGTGGCCCGCTCCCACCTGATGATGCAGCAAGAGGTCGCATCGCAGGACTACAACACCGTCCGCGCTCTCGTGGACGG